CTACCTCTCCAGAAGGAAAAGTTATAGGTAAAGTAGTGCTTTGCGGATATGCTATTAATTGCTGATTATTCATTTTATCCCTTTTGTATTCTTTTATCTATAGCAAACTCTATATTTAAACTATACTGAGCTACTTTATCATTAGCCTCTGTAAGTTTATCATATCTTTTATCTGTTACTGTTACTGGTATCATATAATGGCCAAACTCTGCAGGAGCGCTATCTGCAGCATCATAACCTTTTATTATATAAACCTCTGGAGATATAAATAACTGCTCTAGCCATGCTGCCTCCTCATCAGTTCTAAACCAGTCCGAGTTAAGGCTCATAGTTTCTAAAGCGCTATTATTTAAAGTACTACTTCCTCTCTGGTATCCATACTTAACATATCTAGGCTCATTATAATTACCTTTTACTTTATTGTAAGATGTACGTTTTATATCTGTACTTATTGTATTCTTTTTAGTAAAATTATAATAATCCCATGCGCCAAATTTATTAAGCCATGTTAATCTAATTTTTTCAAATCCTTTGCAATCATCATCCTGCCTTAAAAATTTATATTGTAAACTAACTGGATATAAACTATCAACTAGATATATACGATACTCTCCCCAGTTAGATGGTACTGTAAAGCCAGCTCCTTTAAAATTTGCAATACCTACCCCTATATATTGTAAATGTAAAGCAGAATTAGTTAATGGAGCAGAATGAGGACTACTACCACCATTAGCAGAGGTAATATCTACTAGTTGTTGAGATAGATAATTACCATCAGCATCATAAAAATAAATATCATATCTATCTGGTGCGCTTATTCCATTAGAAAAGTATCCAGATAAAAATGCTAAAGTTGCATAATCATTATTACCTATATATTGATACTCTATAGGAGCATCCGTAAGAAATTTAGAGTTATTAAAACCAGCTAAATGATAATATTTATTATTATTCCAGTCTTGCAAATCTATACCATAATCTCCGGATAAATATTTATCCTCATTATTATATGCTACTCCATTAAAGGTAAATAAATCAGATACAATAGCCTGAGATAAATACTCTGTAGGAGCTACATTAGGAGTACCAGCCCACTCTGAGCCGAATTTTAACTCTAATATCTGAGCTGAGGTAGTATTTAAACTTAGTTTATCTATACAATGTATAGGACACTCTGAGCGTGCTACATTATCTACTCCCTTAAAAGCGCTCTCTACGTTAGTATATATACTCCCTAAATTATCAGAGCTTACATATTGCTCTAAAATATCATCTATCTTAATTATACCATAGCCAGTAGCATTAGGAGAAAATTTAAACTTACCTAAATATGTAGTACCAGTATTACCTCCATAAATCTGTACTATATACTTAAATTTATATTTATAATTTAATGTATCTATTACTGAATATACCCAGTCCGTTCCTACTGGCATCTCTTTGTATAAAGTTTCCTGTGCTATTGTATAACTCATAACTATTTTTTATTTTGTGAATTCATTACCTAATATATTTTTTAACATTTTAGCACTATCTTTACCATACGCTTTTATAATTTCTGGCGCTAATCTTTTATGGTGCATGGCAAAGGCATCCCTAAAAAACCAGGTAGGTTTAATACCATAAGTTTTTATATGCATAGCTATACCAAAGGCTGCAGAGTTTATATTAGCCTTAGTTTTGGCCTTAAATTTACCACTACCTTTTACTTTAGTACCATCTTTTTTAGTATAACCGGTATCTCTTAACTTAATAGGTTTATCCTTTATCCATTTAGCTATAGCACTACTTGGTGGCATCTTACCAGGTTTTCTACCCTCCTCTACATTTTCAAAATAATCTACTGCACTAAAATCCATCTCTAAAGCTCCAGAAGGATATACCTTTACATTAAAATTAAGGCTCTTACTTAGAGTACTTAACTTAGTATTTATCTTACGCCTTTTTAAATAAAATCTAGCCCTATGGATAACATTTTTACCAAACTTTTTAAAAGCTATCTCAGTATTTTTAAAATCACTCATTAAAATCTAATCCTTTATTACTATCATTCTTGTTATATGTTCTTTGCTATGCACTTTTATTTTTACTACCTCTGTATCTTACTCATTATTAAATACTTATCCTACTTATTAGCTATGCAGTTTACTATGTAGTTATTTATGGTACTATTGTTTCTTTTATAGGCATTACTACAGGGCTATCCTCTTTTGGATTATTAGAAAATTCAGAGCATGCAATAGTGCCACCATCTGAAAATATCCAGTCTCCAGTAAGTTGGTTATAATTTGCGCTCCAGTTAAAGCTCTCACATGCAAAGTAAGTTCCAGGTACTGTAATACTAAAGGAGCAATTCCATCCAGATACAATGTTATCAAATCTCTCAGTAAAAGGCTCTAAAATAAAATCTTTATCATCTGCTTGCCCTAAAATACCCTCATCTCTATTATTCCTTAACATTAATCCGTTCTTATATTGCGCTATAATATCTATTAAAATTTGCATAGTATCGCTTAGTATTTGCTGCTCATGGCCTGGGTATAAATCAAGGCTTTTTTTTACATCTTTAACGTCCTCTCTATTACCTAAACTTAAATCCATAGCTAGTATATTAAACTCAAAAGTAAGCTGCTGAATCCCTGCAGTTACATTACCTGGTACTATATGTACTAAAGGATATACAGAGTTAGCAGATATATCTACCTCATCTACCGTACCAGAGCTAACATTATTAACCATACCATGAGAAAATGCCACACATTTTAGAGCATCTACTACGTTATTATAAGTTGCGTTTAAATTTTTATTTAACATATCTTATTAATTTATATTTAACCTTTATTTAGTTCTACGTCCTTAGTATAAGATAGCCAGTTTAAAGCACTATTTACAGGCTGCATAGTTACCTCCTCCATTCTTAATAAATCTCCGCTAGCCATCCTATGTATAAGGCAATACCATCCGTATTTACTACCTATACTATCTCCCTCTTTTTTATCATTTTCGTAATGTTCTGGCTCTTTTTTCTTTTCTTCAAAGATAAGCGCATAAGCTCTATGTGTTTCCTCCCTATATCGCAAAAAAAAACCAGAGCGCCATAAATAGTATCTATACTTAACCTCTCATTAAATAGCTCTCTCCTATCTATTATATCCTTTAAGGTATAAGTATCTATAGTATATTTATTACCATCCCTAGACTTAACTGGCCTATATAATACTGCAAATATTTTACTCATATTATTCCAGTTATCTTGCAGATAGTTATCCAAATCAACAAACTCAGCTAAAGTAAAATCAGAAAAATCTGGTATAAATCCATATTCAATACCATCTATCTCTACTACTCTACTTAACTCATTATTAGGAGTACTACTGATTAACTCTAATAACTGGCTATAAGCCGCTCTAAGCTGCTTTAAAGGTACTTTAGTTAGTAGGCTCTCATCTATACCTACTAGAGCTTTTAAGCTCTTAATCATTAACTCTATTTCACTTATACCATCCTTTTCTATAGATAACATTAATTGAGTATATTGGCCTAAACTTACCTCATCCCAGCTAGTCGGTAGTTTAAACTCAGTTAATTTATCATCTATTTTTAGCTTTACTATTCTCATTTTATATAAATATAAATTATTATTATTTAATATTTAAGCTATTTTAAATACATATAAGCAATTAAATAAGGCCTATAGTATCATACTATTAAAAAACTCTATTACTTTATTAGAGTAAATTTACTAGGTTACCTTACTGAGTATTTACCAGTACTTACATTTAGCTCATAATAGCAGCGCATCATTAAAGCATCAGAGTAATCTGGAGAGCGCCCTATTAAATCCTTTATCTTATCCTTACTTAATATAGATAGTTTACCATCCTTATCTATATTAATCCTCCTTATCTGCTCTAGCTCCTGGATTAAAGCCTCTTTAATCTTTATGCTATTAGTACTAACTCCTATCTGCCCTCTATTAATTAAATCTGCTAGCTTATAACTGCATTGAGCTTTTAAATTCTGGTAATTCTCTCCCTTTAATGGCCTACTATTATTTACAAATCCTTTGCATCTCAGTATATCCTTAGCTCCTCCTCCTACTCCATCCTCATCTACCAGTATATTACTTAATCTTATGCCCTCCCTTTGTTGTATCTCTCTAATCTTATTGGCTACATCTACCATACTACTCATATCCATAGTAACTATATCTATAATCTGCAGCCCATTCCATAGATATATAACAGTTTTATCCTTTCCAAATCGTGCTATATCTGCAGTTATATACTTATCTCCAGTAGGTACTACATTACTAAACATATTTACAATAGCATCATACTCTACTAGAGCGTCCTTACTATCATCATACTCCCAATCTCCTCTAAGTAATCTGGCCTTACTTATCTCATCTAGCTTATTTAACTGAGCAGTATAATGCTTACTGATATGCTTATTATCTGTAACTAGAGCCTGTATAAATTTCTTATGATTAGGTAATACTCTCTCTCTACTCTCCTTATATATATTATATACCCAGCCCTTAGCAGGGTTGCAACTCATATATAACTTAGGTATTAATCCGTACTCATCTAGCTTATATCTTAGCCTACTACTTAGTATCTGCTTAGCCTTTTCAGTTATCTGGTTAGCCTCATCTATGCATGCAAAGGTTAATTCTAAACTCCCTAAGCTATCAAAATTAGCATCACTAGGA